GTTACATCGCGCACCATCTGCTGCTGCTTCTCATATCCCGGCCCCAACACAGCGGCAAGTTGCTTCTGGTCTTCGATGAGGGTGTGGAAACGCTCTTGCACTTCCTTCGTGCCAAAGAACACATCGTCAAGCGTTACTCCAAGCGTATCGAGGGCCGTAGAAACGGCGCGATACTGCTGAACGCTCATCATGTTCTGCTGCGCTAGAAGAGTTGTCTTGAGGTCGGCCTGGGCGAGCTTGTCAATGTACGCGATGAGGCCAAAGCCAACGGATGCGAAGGCTGTTGTACCCGCCACTTGAAACTTGAGGAAGTTGCCAACGATGCCGCCAACAGAACCGGCGACGGTCTTCTCCGCGCCCTGCATTGCAGACGCGAACTTATCGAAGGATGCCTTATCGACTTGGCTCGACAGAGATACGAGATAGGATTTGATAACGTCGGCCATCGAATCTTACCCTCCGTGCCGCTCTCGATACGCGCGGAAGTCGGCCTCGTTTTTCTCGCTCACGTCTAAATACTCATGCACATTGCACAAATCCTGAAAAGTGAAAACACCTTCGACAATATCCCGATGCTTCCAAAGTCCAGCCTGTACCGGCCTCCATAAAAACGGGTCTAGGCTTGGGTACTCGGTTGGCTCGAATCCGCCGTCGCCGGTATCTGGTTCGACCCGGCTACGGTAAAAAAAGGGGCGATATTGAATGCAACCGTCTCCTGCGTCAACTGCAAAACCGTTGGGCCATCGAACTCAAGATCGGGAATCGCGTACCGGCCATCCGACATAAAGATCGGCATGGCAATCGGAGTTCCCGTCTTCACGCTGTAGCGACCACAGACGGAGAGTGAGAGCCGCTGGACTTCCGCCAACTCCTCGCGCGTCAACTGCTCAAGTAGGAAGTTTGCCGTCATTGCGAACCCTTGCTCTGGCGTGATCGCGGGAGCCTCAGATGCGGCCTCTTGATCGGTCGGCGTGATCGTGGCAAGATAGGCTCGATACCGCTTGACGAAGGTAAGCCGAATCCAGCTACCGTCCGCCGCCGTCATCTGGCCGATGCGGTACTGCTGATCGCCGATGGTGATGTCCTTGTGATCCATGAAGTCTCCGTGTTACTGATTCGAGATGTTTGCGGCCATGAGAGTCCATTCCAGATACTCACCCTTTGACCCGTAGGGCTGTGGCGGCTTCTTCGTGAAGGAAACCCCCGTGCAAACGTTCTGGTCGCCCGTAACGAGGTTCTGGAGGTCGAGGGCGATAGCAGCCCAGTCCGCCGAAGTTCCGTTCGCTACGGCGGTCTGGTGAAGGTTCTGCGCCAACTTCAGCCAGGAGTTGATTGCGCTGGTCTGCTGGCAAGAGACTTTGACTGTCCCATTGAACCCAGGGCTGGTCGAAACCATGACGGCGGAATCAGCGGCCACGTCCTGCTCCGTCCATTCGTGCGTCATCTCGACAGTGATCTTGCCAGAGCCGAGCGAACCACCGGCAAGGATAAACGCACCGGCAAGGGGAGAGGCAATTGCGCCCGTGAGATCTTTGAATGAGTATGTCGTGGTTCCGTTTGCCATTGCGATCTCCTGTTACTGCTGAACATTTACAGCGATAGTGAAGCTCTGCTGCGTTCCGGCCAGAGTTACAGCGACATAGACCGGCATGGACTTGAAGAGTGCGCGGTCGCCGCTCGCCTGAGTTGAGAAGGAAGACGATCCAACCCAGAACCCAGAGGGGAGGGATGTGCCCGGAGTGAGACCGCCCGAAGGCAGAAGCGGAATAGGGATACCCTTCCATGTTCCCGCTGCGATGAATCCCCGGTTTGCGGCACGGCTGCAAGCTCCGCGAACAGCGTTGAGGATGAGAGCCTGGCCACCGTCCGTTTGCGGAATGGATGCGAGGGATTGCAGGACGTTCAGCACGGAAATCTGCGCATCCGCTGCCAGCATATCGAGGCCGAGAACGGTAGCGAAGTTCATGCCGTTGCCGTTGACTCCCTGATAGTAGAAGTCGTAGCTGTTGGCGTAGTTGTTGTAGCTGTTGCCGTTGTTGCCAAAGCCAAGTCCAGGCGTACCGGCGAAGACGGCAATCTGCTCCTGGTTCAGAGGCTCAACCGTGATTCCGGTTAGAGTCTTCGCGGCGAGAGAGAATGCGCTGTTAGGTGCGCCGGTATTCAGACCCATGCCAACGCCTGCAATGGCGGCGGCGATGTATTGATTGTTTGGAGCGAGTCCGCCTTGCACGGTTGAGTAAGCACCGTGGGCGCGGCTGTAGTTTGCGGCTTTGATGAGCGAGAAGACGTTGCCAACCGAACCAACCAACGCTGTTGCGCTCTGCGTCCCGTAGATGTACTGCATGGCCGGAGTTGCCGATTGTGCATACAGAGCGATTGCAACGTCGTCTTCATCCGTCGCCGTCGTACTCATTGCGGCGTACCATGCCGGTTGCGCCACGCGGCAAGCGGTGATTGCCTGTAACGGAGTCTCACCGATGGCCGTGATATTGACCTCAAGAGCGGCTCCGGTGCTAGGTGCTTGCGGGACAGTGGGAAGTGCGCTTGCGATGCTGTACCCGGTGCCCTGACGCCCCGAAATGAACGCCACAGAGGTTACAGCCCCTCCGCTGACGCCCGTGACCTGCCCATAGCCAAATGAGGCGTTCAATTGCGTGATGAGGAAGGTATCGTGCAGTGCCCATCCCGTACCTGCCGAATCAGAGTCAACTGTGATCGCTGCGATGGCCGTCGCGTCTTGGCATCCAACCCAGAGATATTCAGGCGGAGTTACGGGCGGTGCAGACTGTCCAAAGTACAGTCCAGCGGAAATCAACTCAGGATCGGTCGGCTGAAATCCGTAGGATGTCATCGCGGCGACGCTGGCAAACTGCACACAGCGTCCATTTGTTCCCTGCGAGGGGATGCGCCCGCTGTTGCCAACAATCAATCCCTGATTGAACTGCGGGACGGACACTCCGCCGGGAGTCACTGAAACGCTGACATCGCAGAGGATTGAGAGCGGTAGAGGTTGAGTCGCCATGCTGTTTTCTCCTACAGTTCGACCGTTACATCTGTGATTATACCCGCCTCATCTTCGAGAATGATCTCGGAGCTTTGGATGGTCTGTTTCGTCAATGTATCCGTAACCTGCTCATTCATTCTTGCCGAGAAACCGGAGCGTTCCCACCACTGATTCTGAAACAACTCTGGCGTCCGTCGTACCGTGCCAATGACCGTATCGAGATACAGATTCGATGCCTCAAGGGTATCATGCACGAAATCCTGATACAGACACGCCTTGACCTGTCGAGCGCGGTCAAAACTGTTTGGGCCGTAGAAGACGAAGCCTATTTCCCAAACCCGCGTGTAAATTGTCGCTTCGAGGAACGTCAGTCCTTGCGTCGCGTTCGGCTGAATCTCGTGCGCCGTATTGTAGGGATCGGGAACCTCGACCGCTCGAACGAAGGCAATGTCGTCTGTAGTTGCCCAGGCGGGCTGTCCGGGCGTGGGCCAGTCTATCCGTGCCTGAGAGTAGGCCGATGCGTCTGTGGGGCCGCTGGGCGTGATTCCGAGGCACTGTAGAACGATGCTCTGCCATAGAACCTGCATCTGGGCCGTAGTCAGTCCAGTGCTGGTCATCGTACCTACGCCGGGAACCGAGAAACTACTCACCGCTCAACCTCGCTGCTATGGCCTTGTTGAACCCAAAGTCCTTCCATTTCGTGACTGCCACGACGCGGTACAACTGCCCATCCCATGTAATCGTGTCGCCAATACCCGATGTGGTTCCTTCTGCACGAGTCTTGTACATCGGAAACTCAGAAATAAATCCCATCATGCCGGTTGCTCGGTCGCCTTCAGGAACCTGTAGCAAGTCCTCTTCTGTGGCCGGTTGAATGATGCCCCAGAATGGAATCGCAGTCGTGACCGAAACATAGCCGCCCTGCTGGAAGCTACCTGTTGAGCGATTGACCGTGTACGCCTGCGCGAATGCTGGGCTATTTGCCACGCGCGTGAGTGAGA